CCGCCGGTCGCCTCGATGCTGCGGGCCAGGGCGCCGATGTCGCCGAAGTCCTCGCGCGGGTTCTGCGAGCTCGGGCGGATGTCGCCCAGGCGCACGGCCCTCTTCTCAAACTGCATGTCATTCCTCCTAGTAGTACATCCCGCTCGGCGCGGTCCCCTCGATGGCGCCGCCGACGGCGATGAGCGCGATGAGCGCCACGGCACACACGACGCCCTGCGTCCGCTCGGACAACGTTCCCCACCAGGCCGACGCCCGGTCGCTAAGCAGCAAAAGAATCTCGCTCATGGGTTCCCTCCTCGATCCACTCGTCGACCCACTCGGGGCGCACCAGGTAGCCGCGGCAGCGGCCGTCGGGCAGGCAGTAGGTGAGCCTGCGCGCGTTGCATTCGTCTCGAAGGGTGTTGTAGGGCACCCCCAGCACGCGCGACACCTCGTCGAGCGTGTACAGCAGCTTGCGCGGCAACTTGAGCTCGGCCGCAAGTGCTCTGAACGTCTGGGGCTTCTTGCTGGTATCATCCATAGATGACCTCCTTTCAGGTCGGCCTCCCACGTACGGTCCTAACGCTGCGGGAGGCTCTTTTTTGGGTCGGGCGTAGGGCGGACCCTCCCCCGACACGGCACCGGCTGGAACGCCCGGCGGATGGTTAACGGAGCCCGCCGGGACCGGTGCCGCCTCGGGGAAGGGGCCTCAGCCCCGAAGCGAGGCGAGCGCCCACGCCGCGATGAACGGCACGGCGGCCGAGAAGCACATCCGCGCCAGGCCGTAGGCGCCCTGCGCGGCGCACATCCAGCCGGCGGCGTCCATCACGACTGCCGAGGCCAGCAGCGCCCGGGTCACCGCGCAGCCCCGCAGGCGCCCAGCCCGAACGGCCACTCACCCGGCGCGGGGTCGATCTCGAAGGCGTCGAAGGCAAAATCGAGCGCCTGCTTGCGGTCTAGCCCGACAAGGCGCCCCAGGTAGGCGACGTCGCCGCACAGCACGTGCTTGCGGAACACGTCGCGCGCGTCGTCCAAAAACTCGAACACCTCCGTGTGCCACTCGGCGTCCTTGTCGGCCCACGTCACCATGCCGCCCAGCGTCGTGATGTCGTCGGGCAGCTCGTAGCTCTTGCCTGTCATTCCTCTTCCCCCATCCCTATGCGGCCTCGTCCGTGTTCCGACCGCCCAAGCGGTCAAGCGAGACGTTATAAAAATCAGCAAGGCGCCAAGCGATTTCAAAAGTCGGCGCCGTGCGACCGTTCTCGTAGTTGTAGATGCTCGTGGCATCCACTCCGACAGCGTCAGCGACCTCCTGTTGAGTGACGCGTTTACGTGCACGAAGTTCACGAAGACATGCGGACATCTCTTCCTTGCTAAACACCATTGCCAACTCCTTCATCTGCGAGAACGAGAGGACTGAGGTTGAGCGCTGTCAACCTCAGCCGTAACATCTTCTATATAGAAGATGTTTTTGGCTCTCTGCCTAATTTCTGTATTCAATGTTACGGCTCTCCGCCTAATTGTCAACAAAGATTTCAGTATTTGATTGAAAACTTTGGCGCTTTGCCTTAATTTCTTAGGTAATGATGGGAGGAGGCCCAATGACAGAAGACACTCTTAGGAAACGGATCGGTAAGAACATACAGTTGCTCAGGAAGTCCGCCGGCTTCAAAAGCGCCGCAGCATTTGCGGAATTTGCCGGATTTGAGACAAGCCGCTACACGGAATACGAGCAAGGCCGCCGCAGCATGGCATTTGATGCGGCTTGGAGAATTGCTGACGCTCTCGAATGCTCGCTAGACACTTTAGGTGGCAGAGACTGGTCACCAATGGAGACCCAGCAAAACCAGACGCCAGAGGAGGGCGAGCTGATTACCTGCTACCGGCAGAGCACCGAGAAGAGGCGCTCGAAGATCCTGGAGACGGCACGCGACCAGGCCGAGCTGTCCCAAAATCAGGCTGCAGCGCCTGAAATCGAAGGGCTGGAAGCGGATCAAGTAAGATCCGCGTAGCAAGGTAAGGAGGTATTCATGGGGCTGTTCAGCTCATTGGCCAAAGCGATTTTGACGGGCAATGACGTGTCCGACTCTGCCGCCATGTCCGCACGAGATAGCAGGCACCCCGCCGCACGCGTCATAGACATCGACGGCGATTGCGAGAAGACGGTGTTTGCCTTCGTCGGTGTGCCCTTCAAGGGTATCCGGAAGGGAACCGAGTTCTACGTCGATCCGCTCGGTCGCGACATGGTCATCCACAGCAAGTCGACCGGCACGACGGCGGACAGCGCCGAGTTTGGAGATACGCCACTTTCCTACAACGGCACCGCATTCGGATTTACCTACTCGGGACTCGGGTTCCTCAAGGAGATGGTGGCGGCCGGCTTCACGATCCGTCTCAAGGTCAAAAAGACCGGCATGTACTCCCCCGGCGTCCCCGAGCTAATCAGCCTGACTGCGGAGCCCTGGCTCTTGGAGCAGTGGTGGGAACGCCAGAAGACGCTGACGGTTCCCGTTCCGTTCTCCGAGGAAGACGAGCTCGCTAGACGCGAGGCGCAGTATAGGGCCAGGGTCGCCCAGGTGAGGCGCAAGCGGACAGGCATCGAGCTTGCAAAGGATTCGCTTGAGGTATGGATTACCGTTACCGATCGCAACTGGATTGGCGGCGAACTGCCCGGAAAGGACCTCCGCTTCACTCCGTCATTTGAGATAGTCCCGACGCCAAAGGGCTCGTCGGCAAAGCCCCATATCAGAGTGCTCGCCGACGGCAATCCGCTCGTCGAGATTAGCGCCATGAGCACCGAGGTTTACAAGCAAATCTCCGCGAACAGGGAAAGACCGTGCCGCGCCATCTATATGTGGGACTACTACCAAGACGGCACCGACCAGACAAAGCTCTATCTGGTATTTGACTAGAAGAGAAGGGCCGGAAGCGGATCAAGTAAGGTCCGCGTAGGCCGCGTTATTCAATTCATTTATGTGAAGGAGTGATAACCATGTCTCAATCATTAGCGGAGACGCACGTGGAGGATCTCATCTATGAGTGCGACTGCATCACTGCGGGAGATTACGGTGAAAGCACCCAAGAACACATCGACGACCTCATGCTGCAGATGGAAGGGTTTTCCTTCTCGCTCATGCGCACGGGATCGTCAGCAATTCCCAGAGACAAGACTTTGGATGGCGTAAAGCGCGCAAAGGGATGGCTCGTGGCAAACATGGCGGTGCTCACGAACAGCGGAAACGGTACGACGGTTAGCTCCAGCAGCGTCTCACAGGCCACGGCGACGGCGGACGTTTCGGTAGAGGTAAGCCAGGCGGTGGCTGAAATCGGCAACGACCCCGTTCTCGACAACGAGACGAAAGCGGCACTCGAGCTGGCGCTGTCACGGGTGCGCATGGCAGCCGAGGCGAAGAACAAGACTGGATTCGCCGAACACGTTGCAAGGGTCATCGACCTTGCAACGAAGAGCGTGGATCTCGTACCCAAGGCGTTGGTGGCCCTCGGTGTGCTCGCGAAGCTCTTCGGCGCCTAGGTTTTTCAGGTTTTTCCGGAAAAACCTCCAACGGGCACACCAAAACACCAGTTACTCCCCCATTTTCGTAACCCCACGAAAATGGGCAGGTGGCTGATTAAATTGTTGCAGAAAGCGCAACGACTGCTGCTAAACAAAGAAGCCCCGGGCGGCGATCTTGGCGGATCCGCTTGGGCAGCATCAAAACTATAAATACTTGCTATTTTACTTGATTGATAACTATCAATTGTTTATAATTTAATTGTCGAAAGGAGGAGAGATGCCCAAGGAGCAGGAGCCCGCGCAGGTGCTCAAGCGGTTCAAGAAGGAGGGTTGGACGCTCTACACCGGCAAGGGCAGCCATGTGGTCGCGCGAAAGGACGGAGTCCAGATCAGCGTGCCCACCTCCAAGAAGGAGATACCGATAGGGACGTACCGAAAAATAGCTAAGACGGCGGGGTGGCTTTAGCCCCGCCCCCTTGGGGGTCGAAAGATATGAAGACATACGTTTACCAGGCGGTGCTCACACCCGACGAGGACGGCGGCTACGACGTGGAGTTTCCCTCACTGCCGGGATGCTTCACCTACGGCGATACGATTGCCGAGGCCGCCGAGCAGTCCGTGGACGCGGCGAGCACCTACGTGGCCGCGCTCATAAAGGACGGTCTTGCCGTGCCTGAGCCCGAGTTCATCGAGCCCGCAGACGGCGGGCTCTCCATGATGGTCGCCTTCTCCACGGACGAGGGGTACATCGTGGAGGGCGAGACGGTCTCGGCGG